CTTCTGCACCTCGCGCAGCCCGACGATGCGCTTACCGGCCAGCATCTGCACGACACAGGCCGCCGCCCGGTCGTGACTCTTTCCGCTGCCCCGCCCGCCGTGCGCCCCCTTATAGCGCGCCGCTTGGGTCCATAGGGGGTCGAATACGGCAGGGACCTGGAGCTTTATCATGGGATCAGACCACGTATTTCAGCCAGAAGACGCCCGGCCGCGTCTCTCCAGTCAGGCTCGCCAATAACCTTCACCAAAGAGCGGGAAACAATCCACGGGGCACGGCAGCCTTTGTCGCCACGGTTCACCTCACCTCGTAACGCGGCATAGAGGGCGAGCGCCTCTGTCCCGGCATAGACTACATCCCCGCTTCCACAGGCTATTTCTGCACGCTCCAGCAATCCATCAAGCCGACTCATGGCCGAATGAAGGTGACTTCAACCTGGGCCTGCACTGGTCCGCCGCCAGGTCCCGTAACATCGATGGCTTTTAGATCAGGCAGCCGTTTCTTTAACAGAATGTCGGCCGCTTTAATCTGCGCATTGGTCATGATATCGCCGTCTTTATTCAAGGTGTGCTTGTTCATCCTGGTAAGGATTGCACCAACCTGAATCTTGGCACGCCATTCGTCTGTCATTGGCCTTTTGCGCTGGCTTCCACCAGTCAACTTACCCATATAGTTTTCCTTGGTTATTTGGGGACATACTTATGGACCAAGAGCTTAGCACTCAGGCAAGAACTCTGCCAGCCTTCCGTGCTGAAAGCAGGCGGTGCAGCCTCATTAAAGCCGTGTCTTCTGCCTGAAGCATATCAACCCACTTACATTCCCCCCCGCGGGTCAGGTTGTAGCCGTAGGGTCTAAAAGTGCCCAGCACATCTATCCAAGTGCGCTCTGCTGCTTTCAAAGAGGAAATATGCGGTTGATCAAGAACATACAGAGAGAACGCATCAGCACCAAGTGCACGCATGTCAACACAAAGCGGGCGTCCATCGCGCTTCTGTATGTGTCTTTTAGCGCGTGATTCTATCGCGCCGGTAGTCACACCGACATAGCCTTTAAGTGTCTCCAAGCTCCAGATCAAGTAGACATCACCATACCCGTCACCCGCAAGCCTAGGCGTTGTCCCATTGATGTAGATAGGCGCGTGCACGAAAAAGCCCTCAGGGTTCGGTCTGCCCTGGGCTAGAGGGCGGGCACGGGTCCGATGCGGGGTCGGGGGGAGTGCCGGGAAGACCGAACCCTGAGGGCTCGCCGCATCCGCCAGGGGGCCAGCCCCAGCGAGGTCACAGTGTAGAGGATCGGGAGCCCCCGCCGCCACCCCAAAGAGCCTGTTACCGGTTTCCAGTCCGGTTACCATAGCACTTTTTTACCACACTCTTACTGCCGCAAGGAGTTTGGGGCAAAGTTACCGGTTACCACATAACCCCCAAAACCGGAGGCCCCAGGCACCACCACCACCACCACCACCACACTACTACTACTGTTCATGGTGCCCTATATTCTCTTTTTCTTAAAAGATATGGTAACAGTGGTAACCAGTATATAACATATTGAAGCATAAAGAAAAAAGGTTACCTCTTGGTATGGTGACCAAGAGGTAACCCCCAGGTAACCTAGCCTTTGGGCTGACCGCAGAGCTTGACATGCTTACTGTAGACGCTATCCGTAACCCATAACTCGCAATCCTTACGGTCTACAAGAGGCTTTACATTCATACGAGCGGTCCAGTAGACAGTAGCGCGATCCTTTCCTGTCATAGCGTTCAGCTTTTCTGCGTTCCGCGTTGTGCGCAGTCTTAAGCGCTGCGTACCGTGTCCGACCTTGACCACGGTATCTTTCGCCTGAACGATCCCTGCTTCATTCATGGCGTTGCGCTTGGCGACCAGAGACGCTTCGGCCCAGTCCTGGTGCGTGCACAGTGCGTCCATGATGTCATCCTCCCGGATCAGTTCCAGCCCGAAGACCCCCTCCCCGGCCTCCAGAAGGCCCCGCAGCATCACGGCCAGCCGGCCACCACTGGCACCCATCAGGGACTCCTTCCAGGCGGTCACAGGGGCGCCTGTGTAGAAGTCCGTCCTGATCTTCCGGCGTTGCAGGTAGGCGATCACGGCCATGTCACCTCCACCCTGAAGCCAGGTCCAGTAGGCTTTGTAGTCCGCGGGGGCCAGCTTCTGCGCGTGGGACCAATAGGCAAACCAGCGTTCGTCGCCCGTGCTGAGGTTGAGCGGCATCTCCCGGTTCGTCATGGCGATGATGTTCACCACGTTGGGGATACTCACAGTCCCCTTACCCTTCTTCGTACAGGGAAGCATTTTTGGCGGGTCCGCCAGGGCATTTTTGAGCCCGTCCTCGATAGCCAGGCGCTCATGCAATGTCGCAATCTCCTGGAAGACCACGACCAGCTTCTCGATCAGGTAGTCCTCGAAGTCGGATTTGATCTCCTTCTCTCCAGCCTGACGGCAGAGGCTCCCAAGGGCGCCCACAACTGGCTGGAACAGGCTGTCCTTGCCAATGCGCATCCCTCCCCCCAGAAGTATGTGCCAGTTCCTTTTAACGCCGGGGAACTGAACCTGGTGGGCAAGCCAGTCAAGGATCGGCTCCTGATACTCGGGCTCTGGAACCAAGTGGTTCAGCAAGGCCAGCCAGGGCCCCACATTCCCCTCAGGATGCCGTTGCATCAGCAGGGGCGGGGCGATGTAGCTGTTCGCGTGACTGCACCCTTCCTGCTCGAACAGACGCGGCTGCCGCGGGTCCCAGGTCAGCTTGTCCACCACCCGGCCACGCACATCCCGTAGCCAGGTCCCGATCCTGAAGAACGACTTCTTCGGCTTCCCGTCCTTGTCTTCCCCGTCCAGCTCCTGATAGCCGTACATGCGCTGCGCATACTTCCCCACAGCAACATCCACCTCCTTGCTCTGCGCGTACTGCTGGATGCTCAGTTCCAGGTGCTCGCTGCTCTCTGTGATCCCTTTGTCCAGGTCGAAGAACACCCCGAGGTCCCGGACCCAGACATGGGCCTCAGCCAGTTGCTCACGGCGCCACGCCTTGCCCCCGACTGTCTCCCCGTCCTCGTCAAGCGCGCCAAACTCGTCGGCCGCATCGGGAACGGCCCAGGGGTTTTGCCACCCCTCGCCCTCCGCCCAGGCCCAGAGGTCAGCCAGCCCCCGGTCCACGTGCGATCCGTGGTGACACTTGAACCCGCCCCGCCCCGAACCGCTGAACCGGGCCAGGCGGTAGGCTGTGCCGTTGTCCAGGCCCCCGGTGTGCTCCTCGACCCATGGACACGTTATGTCAAGCCAGCCGTCATCCCGCCAGCGCTTGACCAAGCCCTGCTCCGCCAGCCACCCGGCCAGAGTGTCGCCCTCTATTGCTTCGGCCAGCTCCAGGTCACTCTGGGGGCCGCTGCCCCCGGCCTTCACCTTGCGCCGGCCCTTGAGGTCCGCTTCGGTGATCTCGAAGGCGTTCAGAACACCCTGCACCGTCACCAGCCCGCCGGTGCGCGTGCCCTTCACCCGCCAGGGCTTGCCGTGCCCGTCCAGGGCCTCTGGCTTGCTGTTTACGCCCTTGTCCGGGCGCCCATAGCGTGTCACCCCGGCGAACCCGGTATCGCCCCCATCGGCCTTGCTGAAGCCTTTGGATTGCAGGGCGCCCACCAGTGCCTCTGCCAGCCCCCGATCAGTGATCGGATCGGAGAAGACATACCAAAGCTGGTAGTTCCCCTTGGAGGTCTCGATGGTCCAGGTGGGTTCCAGGGTTGTCGGCACCTTGGCGGTGTCGATCTCGCCGCCCACGTCATCAATCATCAGCGCGAGTTGTGCGACGAAGGTATCCTTGCGCCGGACCACGTCTGAGAAGGCAGAGACGCAGAGATACTTGTTGAGGGCCTGGCCGTTGTCGGTATCCCACACAGTTCCCGCCTCGGCCTTGTGTGCGAACCAGTCCCCACGGGTAGCGTGCCCGGGGTCCCGGCTAAAGGCGGCACCTAAGACATGGGCGCCCGCGGGGCAGACTGATAAAAGGTCTGCCAGAAGTGATTGTTTCATCGGTTTCTCCGATTAAGGGTTGAAAACTAAATCTGGGAAACCTATCATCGGCCTGTCGCTCCGATTCTAGGTCTCCCAGATCACTAGAACGCCGATCTCAGCCCCTGAGGTCGGCGTTTTGGTATCCACAGTTCATCTCGATCATCATTGAGGCCGATCACCCGCGGGGATATGATCGGCGCGTTGTCCTCAGAAAGCTCGGCCCGGGTCTCCCCGGGCCTTTTTTATGGTACTCCGCAGGCATCCCTGCCAGCGCCACACCGATCATCGTTTTCTCCGATCAGTCCCACTCCCCGGAATCGGCCGCGTCTTCCAGCTCGGTGATCAGTCCGTCGAAGTCCTCGTTCGGTCCCAGCATCTGGGCCGCAGTGGCGACCACGATCCAGGGCAGCCCGTACTCCTTCGCCAGGCCCTTCAGGTACTCCCCCCTGGTCTTCCCCTCGTAAGGATCATGCTCGTTCATAGGAGCCCCCTTTCGGCCAGCGATGTGCCATCGCCCTCGCCGATGATGATGTGGTCAAGAACTCGCACGTCGATGAAGGCCAGGGCGTCCTTGAGACGCTGCGTGATCCTCAGATCGGCCTGACTGGGATCCTCGACACCGCTGGGGTGGTTGTGGGCGAAGATCACAGCTGCCGCGTTGTGCTTCATGGCCTCCCGGATCACCTCCCGGGGGTGCACAGAGGCACCGTCGATGGTCCCCCGGAACAGCTCCACGAACTCGATCAGCCGGTGCCTGTTATCCACGAATATGGCGCAGAACACCTCATACGGGTAGGGCCGCAGCTTGATCTGGAGGAACTGGCGGACCGACTCAGGGCTGCTGAACACCGTCTCCCGGTGCTGAAGGCGGTTCTTCAGAATCTTCGCGGCCTGCTCCAGAATCGCATCATCCGCCCGATCCTTAGTCGTTCTGGCCTTCTCGGGGTGGGGCACGGCGTCATACTCGGCCCGGTCTTCACTTCTCACTTGCTTGCTCATCTCAGGTCTCCTGCCCCCTCTCGGGGGCGTCTCAGGGCTTAGTTCAAGGCCAGGCCGTCAGCGAATCCGCAGGCCCAGTGGTTATCGAAGGTTGTTATGAAGGCCCAGGTCTGGCAGCTCCAGATCTCGGAAGAGTCACAACGAAAAGGAAGTTGCATTTCAGTTTCTCCGGTGTGGCGGGGGCCGGTCCCCCGCCGTTGAGGAGTAGTATAGGTGCTGATTCTCTGCTGTCAACATCTTGTCTACATTATCCTGAAATTTTTTCAGGCTGCCCCTCCAGGGCGCGTGAGGTACGCTTCACGCAGATCGGCCAACTTGACGCTGAACTTGTCCAACAGGCGCTGCGTCTCTTCAGGGGTGAAATCGGTAGCAAGCCCGAGCTTCTGGGCCTGCAAGTCCTGGCGAAGGTCCGCCACTGTGATCAGGACGGCATGGTAGCGGTCACGTAAGCTGGTCATCTCCGGTCTCCTGCCCCCTCTCGGGGGCTCTGTGTGTCAGTTCAGGACCCATCCGCGGTCTTCAACGATCACCCGCACCGACAGCCGATGATGCTGGTATTTCGCAAGTTCCAAAGGATCGCCGAACTTGTCTTTGATCATGCTGCATATATCTTCACGGACTGTTTCAGCCGTTGACGGGTATTCCGTTGCAACGTCAAAGTCCATCTCTACGGTCTCTATTCTCGCTCTCATCTCGTTTCTCCGGTGCCGGAGGGGCCAATCCCCCTCCGTTGAAAGACAGTTTACGCCATCCTTGGCTACTGTCAACACCTTGTCTACATTAAAACACGATTTTTTCATGGGGCCGGGTTACGGCCACGTACAGCCCGGCCTTGCTGTACCGGGTCAGGTCGTTGACTTCGGCATAGACCGCCCGCACGGTAGAGCCCTGGGATTTGTGACTGGTCATGGCGAAGGGGTGCCTCAGGGCCAGCACGGTTTGATCCCGCAGCTTGAAGTAGCACGCCCACAACGCCTTGCGTGTCTCGTCTTCTGCCCCGCGCCGCCGGCCGCCCTTCACCCAGCCCTCTTGCGCCGCTTTGGCCAGCTTCAGGGCCGCTTCGCAAGCCACGTTCCACGTCCCGGCAGGATTGCGGAACTCTTCGTCGGGAAGCCACTCGGCCTCGAACGTCCCCCCACGGCCCGCTCGCCGCAGCTCCACCAACCGACCACCGAACTCTCCCGCCCCCAGGTCTCCCGCCACGATCAGCTCGCTTTGGTTTGACGCAAGGAGGTCCTTCCCACGGTAGATGTTGGTTTCGCAGACCACCAACTCCCCCTCTCTTATGTCGCGCCTGCCGTGCCCGTAGACCTTCTGACAGGCCAGCTCCTGTGCACGATCCACCAGCGCGTTGCGGTAGGCGATATAGACCGCCCGATCTTCCTCCTGCTCCGCGGGAGCGCCAACCGCCTCCAGGAAGCGCTCCAGGGTGAAAGCCCCAGCCCGTTCGATCCCTGGACCTGACAGCTCGTCCCAGTCCTCATCATCGCGCACCGCCGCGGCCAGGCGCAGGATGCCCTCACTCTCGGGACCCTGGCGCATGGGCTCGATCAGGGTTGCCTGGTGGGTCAGGCGGTCAAGTGGGATGGCCTCGGCTTTGACCGGGGGAAGCTGGGCCTGGTCCCCCACAACGATGATGCGCACCCCCCGGGCCTTGCACTCGCTGACCAGATCATTGAAGTGGGGGCGGGGCAGCATCGAGACCTCATCAATCAGGACCCAGCGTGCCGGGAACTTCCCGATCACGCCCTGCCCCCGGCGGCCAAACTTCACCTCCTTCTCGTCCTGCTCATCCACCACCAAGGGCCCGATCCCGAGCAGGGCCGATGTGGTGCCGGTAACGATGTTCCCCTCCCGGTGCCAGAAGGCGTCATATCGCTCTTCCCAGGGAAGCCCAGCACGATCCAGGAAACGGCGCAGCACACCCGCTGCTTTGTGGGTTGGGGCACAGCAGATAATCTCGCCCGACAAGGAGCCCAGAATCTGCGCGGTCAGGTAGCTCTTGCCGGTCCCCGGGCCACCGAACAGGCCGAAGACGGTGGATTCTGTGTTACGCCAGGCGTCGAACGCTGCCAGGGCTTTATCTTGTGAAGGGGTGTTGCTCATCGTAAATCCTCAGAGTTGTGTCAGGAGTCCACAGCATAACAACGCGCTTGACTGTAGTCAACTTACAGTCTACGATACTCCTGCACTCAACAACCAAGAGGAACACCTCATGTCTGACCACGCTCTTATCTCCCCCTCCGCCCTGAGCCGCATCATCGCGTGCCCGGGATCGGTCAGGCTGTCGAAAGACCTGCCCGACACTACCAGCGCTGCCGCCGAGGAGGGCACCGCCGCGCACGCCCTGTTCGAGTCTCTGCTGACCGGCGCCCGCAAGCGCGTCCCCAAGGGCACTGACCCGGAGATGGCCCGGCATATCCGTAACGCCGTCCAGTGGGTTCAGGATCTGGCGCTGACAATGCGTGATCCGCAGCTCCACTGTGAAATCAGGGTCAACCCCGGAGATGCCCTGCTCGGAGAACCAGACCTGTGCTGGGGAACCGCCGACGTGATCCTTTTCAACAACTCCCAGTTTTGGGTCATCGACCTGAAGTACGGCTTTGGGGAGGTCAAGGCCAAGGATAATCCTCAGCTTCTGGCCTATGCCCTCGGGGCACTTCATCACTTCGGGGACAAGGGTCAGTCCTTACGCCTGGCAATCCTCCAGCCCCGCACGGGCGGTGACATCGCCGACATCTGGGAGCCGACCAGCGAAGAGTGTAACGACTTCGCGGACACCCTGGACGCCACAATCGAACTGGCCACCACCCCGGATGCCCCCCTGGTCCCGTCCGAGGATGCCTGTCGCTGGTGCCGGGCCGCCGCTACCTGCCCAGCGCTGCGTAAGGAGGCCCTGGAGCCCTTCCAGAACATCGACGAGCCCGCCATCCCTGCCCTTGGCACGGATGCCCTGGCGGACCTGCTGAACCGCTCCAAGCTGCTCTCAGCCCTGATCAGCGCCATTCAGGATGAGGCACTGCGCCGGGCACTCAGCGGCCAGACCTTGCCTGGATGGAAGCTGGTGGAGTCCATCACCCGCCGCGCCTGGGTCAAGGATTACGGAGCCCTGCTCAACGAGCTTGAACTGGCCGGACTCCCGGTAGACAAGCTGGCCCCTCCAACGCTTGTTTCTCCAGCCCAGGCCGAAAAGTTGGTGGACAAGCCGCAACTTCCGATCCTCAACGGCTTCATCACCAAGCCCCGGGGCAAGCCCACACTGGCCCCCATCACCGATAAGCGCCCAACTCTCGCAGAAAGTGACTTCGAGGCGCTTGACTAACGTAAACTGTTAGTCTACAGTTCACCCCGCACGCAACCACAACTCAACACAGGAGCCCACCATGGCCAATCTCAAGCTGCAAAACGTCCGCCTCGCTTTCGCCCGTCTCTTCGAGCCCAAGCTCAATCAGTCCAAGACCGCAGAGGAGTACAGCGCCTGCTTGATCCTCGACCCGGATGAGCCCTCCACCCAGGCCCTCATCGACGCCATCGAACAGGTTGCCATCGACAAGTGGGGCACGAAGGCCCCGGCCATGCTGGAGCGCGGCAAGCTGCGCCGCCCGATCCACGATGGCGACACCGACATGGAAGACGATCCGGCGTTCGAGGGCAAGCTCTACTGCAACGCGAAGAGCCGCCGCAAGCCGCAGATCGTGGACCGCAAGGTTCAGCCGATCATCGACCAGGACGAGATCTTCTCGGGCTGCTACTGCAACGTGAGCATCAGCGTCTATGCCTACGACGTTCCCGAGAACAAGGGGGTGGGCATCGGCCTCAACAACATCCAGCTCATCCGTAAGGGCGAACGTCTCAGCGGCGCCCCGGATGCCGAGGAGGAGTTCGAGGTCCTGGACGACGAGCCCGAGGAGAAGCCCACCCGCGGTCGCAAGGCTGCCCCGAAGGAGGAGCCCAAGAAGAGCGAGGCGGAGTACGACGACGACGAAGACGCCGAGGAGTTCCAGGCGCCGGTCAAGGCCCCCGCCAAGCGTTCCGGGTTCCGGCGCTCCTCCAAGTAACCGCCACCAGCCCCCGAAAGGGGGCTTTCGCTTCAGGAGCCCCACCATGGCCACAGGCCCCCTCTTTATCGACATCGAAACCCAGGCCACAGGCGACCTACCCGAGATCGGCGCCCCAGCCTACGCTCTCACCATCGTCAACATCCCTTGCATCGCCTGGGCCTACCTCGATGGGCCGGTGCGCCTCTGGACCCCGGAGGAGCCCCTCGACTGGATCCAGGACCACGCAGGCCCCTTCGTTGCACACAACTCCGAGTTCGAGCGTGCCGTTCTATCAAGCTGCCTCGGATACCAAACCCCCATCTACCGCTGGGAAGACACCGCAGCCCTGGCCCGCTCCGTAAACCTCCCCGGCAAGTTGGAGGAGGTCGGCGAGTTCATGGGGTTCCAGAAGGACATGGAGGGCCACAGGATCATGATGAAGCTCTGCCGCCCGCGGCGCCCCTCGAAGGACAACCCAGACCAGTTCTGGACTCCCTTTACTAAGCCTGACGACTTCCAGGCCCTCTACCGCTACTGCCAGCGCGATGTTGAGGTCTCTCGTGAGGTCTATCGACGCTTCGGCCCGATGAACCCCACTGAACTGCGCCGATACCACATTACGCTTGCCATGAACTCTCGCGGGGTCAAGGTGGACCTGCCCGCGGTCTCTCACGGTATCCGCCTGGCCCAGCTTGAATCCGACAGGCTGTCCGCCAGGATGGAAGAAATCACCGGGGCATCAGCCAGCCAGGTTGCCAAGATCGCCGAGCACCTGGGTATGGAGTCCATCGCGAAAGCCCCCATCCGAGACGCCCTCAAGGACCCCAGTCTGGCCCCCGAGGCCCGCGAGGTCCTGACACTACGCCAACAGTTCGCGAAGGCCAGCGTGGCCAAGCTGAGGGCCTTTGAGCGCCACGCCGTCAATGGGCGCCTGCACGATTCCCTGATCTATGCAGGAGCAGAGCGGACCTGTCGCTGGACCGGGGCTGGGGTCCAGCTCCAGAACGTCCCACGCGGAGCAGGGGAGGTCTCTGTTGAGGTCATGGAGCGCTTGTCTCGCGACGGGGTCCTGCCCCGGCGAATCTGGGACGGCGACGGGACCCTGTACGAAGGGGCGAACGAAATCATCAAACAGACCATGCGAGCCGTGCTCGTCGGCCCCTTCCTGGTGGGCGACTATGGGCAGATCGAGGCCCGCCTGCTGTCGTTCATCGCCGGGGACCAGAAGCTCCTCGGTGCGTTCGAGCGTGGCGAAGACCCCTACAAGCTCATGGCCGCGGGGATCTACCACAAAGACGTGGCGGAGGTCTCGAAGCCCGAGCGCTTCATGGGCAAGCAGGCGGTCCTCGGTGCCGGGTATGGGCTGGGCCACCGTGGCTTCCGCAACTTGCTGGACCTGACCTATGACGTGCAGATCGAAGAGGAAGAGGCCAGCCGCATCATCGACGGATACCGCCGCGCATCCCCCGATGTTGTGCAGCTCTGGAAGAAACTGGACCGCGCCATGGGCTTTGCCGCCAAGGTTATCGGAAAGCGTGTCGTGATCCTCCCTGGCCTGTCCATGAGATTCACCAACCCCCAAACCATGACCATCAGGCTGCCCTCGGGACGTGACCTTTGGTATCGCCGGGTAGAGTACCGCCCGCGGGAGGGCTGGCGGGCCTATGGTCGGGACCGGATCACGAAGCAGATGGGTCAGGTCCCGATCCATGGCGGTGCCCTGACCGGGCACATTGTGCAGTCCACAGCCCGAGACATCATGGCAGGCGCACTGGAGCGCCTCGAAGACGCCGGATTCCGCACGGTCCTGTCGGTCCACGATGAAGCCGTGGTGGAGTCTGGCCCCGAGCGCCTGGAAGAGTTCGAGCAAACCATGCTCGCCCTGCCCGACTGGGCCGCGGGCCTGCCGGTCAAGGTCGATGTATTCGCGACAGCGAGGTATCGCAAGTGACCCAGGAGCGCAACATCGAAGCTGCGGCAATCAAAGCCCTAGCCCTGCATTACCCAAAGGTGAAGGCCATCAAGATTCACCTCCCCGGCTATCCCGACAGGCTCCTGATCCTGGGCGGGGGCCGGCATATCTGGGTGGAGCTGAAGACCAGGAAGACATCCGAAGAGCCCCTCCAGATTGGAGTTCATCGCGAACTGCGTGCCCGCGGGGATACCGTTGTGATCTGTCGCAAAACGAGGGAGGTTCTAGGTGCAGTTGCTCAAGCGCTCCGAGATGTTCGCCCATCAGTCTGAGGCCGTCACCCTCATCAAGAAGATCCGGCAGCTCCTGCTGATTCTGCGCCCGGG